TTTATTTTAGCTGTAGGGGAAGGATTTGAACCTCCATGTTGGCTAACGGTCATGAAGCCGGTATTAACGCCAACACATCCGAGACAAGGATGCGTGTCTGCCAGTTTCACCACCCTACAATTTTATATAATCCATTTATCTCCTGCATACATAAGTAAGTCATCATATGTTTTAAATGGCTTACCTAAATGTACACCAAAAAATCCAGTTTTAGTTCCTCTTCTTTTTAATTCATCATCATAGATTAAACTATCACAAGTAAAATCTGGATGATTCAATAAACTAGGAGGAAACAATCCTAATACATGATACTTTAACTCAGAAGTTTCACTCTGAGTAATTAATATTTCAGGATAAGGGCTATTCTTAAATATAATAAAAGGATTAGATGGTCTATTTGTCTTTACACCATATCTAAGTCCTAATGGTTGAAGATCTGGAACATTCTTAGAATAAGAAAACTTAGGATCTAAATCAGAAAATTTCATTCCTAAAAAGTTTTCTAAAGCTGCTTCTCCTAAATATCCTCTAGTAGATCTAGATTTAATCTGATTAGAATCTGCAGTGTAGTGAAGTCCCACCTCATCTAACTTATTATTAGACCATTTTACACCAAAGTTTTTTATAAGAGTGCATTCTTCTTGAGATATAGTTATTTCTAAACTATTCTCAAGAGCTTTTTGCATATTCTTTTTATACTCTTTCTCTGGGTTTATATATTTAACAGCACTACTGATCATATGCTAAGTCTTGTCCTCCTCTTACAGAAGATTGTTGCTCATCCATTAAGTCTTTATAGATTCCTTTATATGATTGCCTTACAGAATCAAACTTCTCTGCTATTCTAAGAATACCTACAGCTGATCCATCTCTACCAAATGTAGGAGTTTCTGTAGCTAAAACCTTTCCTAGATTATCTAAAGCCGTTTTAATACCGTAATAAGCTCTAGATGTTTCTGTCTCATACATCTGCTTACATCTCTGTAACGCATGCACTATAGTGTCATCTTCTGGAGAAAAGTCTCCATCCACTTCTTCTAATATAATCTCTTCTTTCTCACTCTCAGGAAAGTGAAAAAAAGGATTTGTATCTGGATTAGGACAAGTCATATAGAATAAGTATGTGTACACCTTTAAATAATCTAAAGGATATTCTGTCATAATATTCTTAAGGAACTTAAGTGTATAACAATGTTCACTTGCTATCACCTGTCCATTCTGTATATCAAATAATCTTATCATTATTTCCAATGTTTATTTTCCCTTTCAAAATAAAAGGTGAGGTCTTGCTTAGTATCGTCATAGTATTCTGCTACAACATCACTTTTAAATCTACTACCTATATTTTCATATAAAGATGTAGTGATAATTTGACCTGTTACTTTTTTCTTAAATAACTTAGTAAGCCATGTATAGTTTCCACCACGAATTACTCCTGCTTCTACAAAAAGGTAATATTTATAAAAGTCATCTGAAAACTTAAACCAGTTATCTATATCTTGGTCTGCTTTTCTTACATATGGATATTCATCTTCATCAGGATAGGGAACATGAATTGGTAATACGTCACACATTTCCCCATCTACACTTAAGTTATGAGCTAAATGCATAGCCACTGTAGCTGAATAATCAGGACTCACCATAACAAGAAGAGTGTTATCAGCTGATACATCTGGATATTTTTCAATAAGCTTATTGGTGAGAGCAACAATAAGCTTTTTTTCTTTAGCTGCTGTAACTAATAATGGTTTTCTCATTAGTATTTAGGTTTTAATTTAGATCTATTATCTTCTAACCAATGTATAAGAGAAATAGCTTCAGATTTTAAATAAGGTACATCATAAGGAACAACATCTCTTACAATGGGATCACCATTAGAATCTAAAGCTGTAATAGGATTATCATACTTATCTCTACCTGATTCTTCAAATAGAATATGATGAAGAGTTAATGTTCCTGGTTTTAGTTTTGGATTATGCTTAAGAATAATAAACATATACATAGACAACTGTAATGCATAGTGCATCAAGTTGCAATCATCTAAATGAGAAAGAGGAGATGCCATCTTTTGACTAACTCCCTCCCAGTTTGTAAAGCTTTCTGTTTTAATTTCTTTATTAGTCTTATAATCTGTAATATGCACTTCTCCATTAATCACCTCAACAAGATCTGATTGACCGCATAAGCCGGCTGATTTAAGATAGACTAAATGTTCTGGATAGACACCATCTGTAAGTTTTTGAGAAGGAGAATATTTACATCCATCTTTCTCTATAGGTTTAAATACAGGTATAGTCTTACCGTGTCGTTCCATGTCAGTGAGTTCACAAATATCTGCTTCTCTACAATTATGATACCATGTACCTAATGTTGTAGCACGAAGAGCTTCTGCTTTCCAAGCAGCTTTAATATCTTCAGGAGCCATACCATACCACTTAGACTTTTTAGACTTAGCAGTTTTTTCTGCAATAACATCTGCATCAAATGGTTTCTTAAAATTTCCTATAAAACTAGTAACAGATAACCAATCAGTTAAGTCTGTTACATCCAAACTTCTATATTTATGATCCTCTGGTGTAAATACTAATATACTCATAGTCCTAATTTTTGGTTAATTAAATCTTCTTCTTCCTGAGTCACCTCAGCTTTCCAATATCCTTTTGGACATTCTGAAGATAAGGATCTAGTCTTAAAACCAAGACTACAACCGCAACCTCCTAGCTTTTCATTACAACAAGGAGCAGTTCCACCCACCATACAACCATCTCCTTGCATATCTAGAAGTGCACATTTGTAACAAACTTGCATTCTCTGTTCTGCAATTTCTTCTACATCTTCTTTCTTAAATATAGAATTAGTCACTCCCTCCAAGATCTGACCCTTGGTCTTCCATATCTTTATTATGTTCTCTTTTAGACTCATGTATTTGTGATTTGTGTAGTTTAATAAAATCTTTCCTCTCGTTCTCTTCCTCAATCTTTAATTTTATAGCTTTTAAATCAAAGAGTTTCTCATCTGTTCTAAATCTTGTTACAGTTTCTTGAAGACCTCTTTGTTTAAAATTCTCTTTAAACGTTTCTAACATTTGAATCTTATCATCCAGTTTCCAATGTTTTATTGTAAAGTCTCCTAGGTTTGTTAAATGCACTCTATTATGTTTTAGTCCCGAAAGACTTTTTCTTATCTCTCCCCAGTAAAAATTAGTGATATCTTTTACTAATTGCTCTGATACATTTAAATCAGATGCTACATTAGGAATAAGTTCCTTAGCTTTCTTGGGTCTCAATTGATAAGAATTTAAAATCTAATAATACATTCCCTTTACTATGAACATTGATAATAGGATTGATGTTAATCTTCTTTTTATTCTTTCCTTCTTTTACAATAAGGTTTTTCTTCTCAGCTTTAGTCAAACAGTTACGTACTGACTGTGTACTAGAGAATATATTTTTACCATGAGCTTTTACACAAAAACTAGTTAGTTCTTGTTCACCTTCTATTGCTAAATAGGTTAAGCAATCTAAATCTGCCTCACTCACTTGTATGTTATACAGATAACAATGCGTAAGAATCTGATACTTGACTATTTGCCAAGTGGTCATTCTCACTCTTTTATCTACTTGGTTTACTATTGCCATTATAATTCTATTTTAAAACTTACATATTCTTCTCCGGTTTTACTCCAGTTTTGGTATGTAAGAATTTCTTCTGCTCCAAATGTTTGAAATATTTTCCACGATGCACCCTTTCTAGCTTCTCCTATAAAATACTTAAATCCAGAATCTGTAGCCCAATCTAATGTCTCTTTAATTAATTCGTGTCCTAATCCTTTTCCTCTATGAGAAGGCATAACAGTGAAAGAATCCACCTTCACTACATTGTTACTAGTCCATGACATTATTATTTCAGCTACTAGATCAGTTTTATCTTTAAACCAGATTCCCTGAATCCCATCCCCTTGGGACAAGACATATGTTTTATACTTCTCGTCCCATTGGATGGGCTTAGGATGTTCCTTTTCAAACTTGTAAGCTAGCTTATAGTCTCGTAGTTTATAAAGGGTCGTCATAGAAATTACTTCTTTTTTAACTTTTTAGCTGAAACTCCTTCATCTTCTTGTTGTGTAGGAATATTACTAGGAATAAGAATTTCATCCCCAACCTTCACACCTTCTGCAGCAAGTTCTGGATTGTTATCAAGATCTTCCTGTGTAATAGTGTGATGAATAGGTTCACCATCTTCTGGAGATTGTGGAATAGGTTTCTGAGAAGGATTGGTAATCTGCCCAATAAATGCTAGGGCTTTTAACTCTTCAGCTCTGGCAACTGCCAAGCCTGCGTTAATCTCTTGTAACTTCAACTGAAGTTCTTTCACTTCAATTTGTTCTTTAAGGAAAGACATGATCTCTTCCTTGGTAGGTGCTGATTTCTCTTCAGACATAATATTTGGTTTTATTTGTTATTATAATTCAATCTCTCCAGACTCAGATGAACTAGTCATGCCTATGTGAGATTTCCATAATTTAAAAAATTCATAATACGGGGTGTCTATAATATAGGTGTCCCCAGACTCTGTAAATATCGTGGTGGCGTTATGTACTAACTCTTCCTCGTCCTCAGACGTCTGCTTAGCAGCAACCACTATATCTAGATCAAATATAAACGGCATCCACTTACCCTGGTCTTCCCCTATATTAAGAAGATCCATTTGATCGGGATGTATCGTATGACAATGTATGTTACATTCGTGTAGATTCATAAGACTATTCACTTAAGTTATTAACTGGTTTCCTAGATACGTGATACTCATTGTATGTGATATACTTACTTCTATTAGTAGCCTTAACAATAGCTTGGGCTAACATCCTTTCTCCAATACCATCCCTTACATCTACCACAGGGATATTAACTGGTCTACCATAACTATCCTTAGTCTGTATGTAATGACTAGAGGTGGTTCCTTCTACGTATTGTTTCTTACTCATAACAGTTGGTTTACATTATAATATACTTAAAAAGTTTAAACTACACAAATTTAATATTATCTAATGCATAGTGTGCTGATAACTTATCCCCCTATGTGAATATCCCCCATGGGTTTTAAAAATTTTTTCTACCCCATAAAATTTTTACTCCGTGTTATGCAGAGGTGGTGACTCCCAATCAACACTCCCCCGTCGGTCAGCCGAGCGGGTGGTACCCCTAGCTTCCTGTGGAAGAGCAGGGGAAAACCCCTGATGTACATTAAAAATAATGTTATGGAAAAGATTAATGAATGTACGTGTACATCACCCTACTGGTGTGCTGATGAGAATCAGATGGAACCTGGATACACTTGTGACTACTGTCAACAACAAGAGTCTAATGAACATGTGATATCATTTATTACTAGTGTTAATAAGCCTAGTACAGTGAGTGATAGTGATAATGAATCTTATGATGATCTCCCTTTCTAGGGGGATTATCATGTAGGATTTTACCCCTGATGCTGGTTAAAAATAATATAATATGAAAGACCCAAATGTAGTTACACCAGCATTAAGTGATGAACAAGTAATGGAAATGAATCAGTTAGAGTATGAGAGGAAGTTAGATATGGAAGAAGGTGAGATAAGAAGAATAGACTTAGATCTAACAGAGGCAGACTTCTGGGATGGAGATGCATCTCACTGTGAGTAAATAAAGACACCCTTAATTGGGTGTTTTTTATGTAGAATATAACCCCTGATGTAATATAAAATAATATATTATGAAAAAGATTAAAATGACTGTGTTCACAGTAACTATGTTAGCACCATTCTTATTGGTATGGATTGGTTGGGTTATGACAGCTTTCAGCTTTAATGTCTATGATGTATTCCATCATAACGCATTCTGGGGCATTAGTTTAATCTACTGGTTCTTATGGTTGTGTCTAATAGGTATGGTAATA